TCAGGAGGCAGATAAGATTGCTCTTATTCGTCTTTTGATGTTTTTGTCTATTTTAATTACCAACTGTTTTATTGTTTATGGAGTATTAAGAACTCATCATTTTCCAACTGAAATAAATAATCAAAAACTATTGCAGCAATGAAGACCTTTCAGCAATTTATGGAGCAGCATCCTACGATGCAACCTAATGAGTATAACAAACAGGTTGCCAGAGCATCTGCCCGTTGGAAAGGTATGCAAATCCGTCAAGCACACGGAGAAATGGAGCACGAAGCTGGTGCAGAACTAGCAGCAAAGAAAGCAAGATTAAAGACAATTATGTCTCGTTGAATTAAAATAGCTCACCTCTAAAGTGTCTCTATAGTGTAAGCAACTGATTCTAAAATGGATCACTTTGATGATTTGCAAATTGAAGAGTTTTCTTCCTTTGATTTTGTTGAAGAGATGAATGAAGGTCTCTTTGAGGAAGAGGAGGATAACAAATCTTTTAATGCTTTTTTGAACTCTAACGTTGATTTTTGATTATGACTCCCGACACCTACACATTTAGTGGTGATGCTGTTACCTTCCTTGGTTTGGTTGGTGTTATTTCAGCGTTCATTATTATTGTTACTGCTTTCCGCAGGTTCTTCAATAGTCCCTATAATGTTCGTTATGTACCACCACAAAAACTGACCACTGAAGAACCCACCGACACCGAAACTCCTGTATCCTGAATTAAATGACTGAAATTATTCCTAACGTGCTTCCTCATCTTAAAGAACTCCAAATTGCTTGGAGGAAACAAGATTTCGTTCTTTCAAGTCAACAGCAAGAAGAATATGATCTTCTAATTGCAACTCGCCGTCAACGTGTGCGGCAATTTTATGCAGAAGGTCGTGTCTTCAAGGGTTCCTATAAAGCAAAGGAGGAGGAGTTCTAAATACTCAAAAGAAGTGTTTAGATAACAATGGGACGCACATTTCAGGAGTTTATTATTCTTTGCGAAGCATCTGATCCAGATACTGCAAAACAACTTGGTTGGGGTGGCGGAGCATCTGTCACTCGTACAGGTGATGGTGGAAGGATTGGAAGAGAACGTAAAAAGTCTACTCCTGAAACACGTCGTATGAAAGCTGTTGGTGGCGGCAAAATGGCTCCCGTCACATATAAAACTAGAAAGGATGTTGGGCAGCAAAGAGGATCCACTGCACCTGCACCTGGAAGACCAAAAGGTGGAACTACACTAGAACCAGGAACTGCTGGAACTAAAGGTAGTGCTGCAATGACTGCAAAAGAAAGACAGCGTAAAGCATATCTTGAGCGTAAAGCAAAAGAAAGTGGTGCAAAACAACCAGAAACTGCATCACAAGCAATTTCACAAACTAAATCTGCAGCACTAAAACCAGCAGCAAAAGAAAAGAAACCACCATCAGGTAAAACAAGAGCAGAAAGAGATAAAGAAAGAAATGCAGGATTAAGAGCAAAGTATAATGCTGAGAAAGAAAAAGCATTTGCTGGATATAAAGAAGTTCACGGAAAACTTCCAACTGGAAAAGAAAGAACCAAATTACTTGCTGCGGTTCAAAAAGCACATCCGCCAAGATAAAATAGCTCACCTCCAAAGTGTCTCTATGGTATAACCACCTAAGACCCCTCTAGAATCGCCTACAACATTATGGAAACCGTGACTGTGAGGGTTGATACCCTTCAACGTCTAATTAGCAATTTGCAGGATGCAGTCAACGTGTGCTACAATGTTGACTCATCCGACAGCAATGATTATGAGAAAACCTATCCTTTTGCGACAGGTTATTCTCGCGCTGCGATGCAAAATGTTATCTTTGACCTTACCAATCTTCTGAGCAAGTGATTACTCTTCGTCCTCATCAAGAACGCGGTGTTGCTGCTATGGCAGAGCACAACAAAGGTCAGTTGATTAAACCAACTGGAGCGGGAAAAACTTTGACTATGATCTATGATACTCTGCGCTTGTTTCAGTCAGAAACTCCTCAGACAGTTGTAGTTGTTGCTCCTCGCATTTTGCTTGCTGAACAACTTTCTAGTGAGTTTCTGGAGCACATCACTGACCCTATGGTTCGTATTCTTCACGTTCACAGTGGAGAAACTCATCACGAATCTACCACTAATCCTGATGTGATTTATGACTGGGCAGTACAAACATACAAGCGTCATCGTATCATCTTCACCACCTACAATTCCCTGAATCGTGTTCAGGAGTCTGGTATTGAAGTGAATACGATATATTTCGACGAAGCGCATAATAGCGTTAAGCGTAACTTCTTTCCTGCTACTGAGCACTTCTCTGCTAACGCAGATCGTTGCTACTTCTTTACTGCAACTCCGAAACATTCCATCACAATTTCTAAACCTGGAATGAATCTGCCTGAGGTTTATGGTCAGGTAATCTGCCAGGTTCCTGCACCTGAACTGGTGGAAGGTGGTTACATCCTGCCCCCTAAAGTTGTGGTCAAGCAGTTGCCTATGGTCAAGGATCGTCAGGTAGTTTTTGAGCGTGATGCTGAGAATCTGCTGGAGACCATTGATGACCAGAGCGTTAAAAAGGTTCTGATTTGTGGGCGCACCACCAAACAAATTGTCGGTTTGGTATCAGAATCTGATTTCTGCTTACAGTTGCAAACTCGTGGTTATTCTTGGATGATGATTACATCTAGGACTGGTGCAGTTATTGATGGTAAGAAGGTCGATCGTGAGAAGTTCTTTGATACTCTCAATGCGTGGGGCAAGGATAGCAGCAAGCGATTTGTTGTGATTCACCATAGCATCCTATCTGAGGGCATCAATGTGTCTGGATTAGAAGCGGTGTTGTTTATGCGGAATATGGACTACATTGGTATTTCGCAGACTATTGGACGTGTGATTCGTTTGGGTGATGAATCCAAGAAGTTTGGACTTGTTTGTGTTCCCGTCTATGATAAAGTTGGCATCTCCACTGCTCGCTCTGTGCAGGCAGTTGTTGATACTATCTTTGAGAAGGGAGAACCTGCTATATCGGTAGTTCGCAGGTGAGTCTCAGCTGAGAACCCAGTGTTTATTGGGGTCAAAACCCTGATTTTTTTCAATTCTGCCTGGAGGGTGTCATAGGTCATCCGCTGCAAGCAGATCAACGATTTTTTTGAAAGTGTAACGCAGGGGCTTGACATCCCCACCCAAAGTTGTTAAACTAACCCTTGTAGTTGCTTTTAGCACAAACAACAATGACTATTATTCCTATTGACCTGAAAGGCGTTTCGCCTAAACTTCGCGCTGAGATTGAATCCAAACTTCCCGAACCATTGAAAGTTCCTGGGTGGAAGTTTAATGGATACCAATGGCGTTTGCTATCACAGATTAACACTAAAGATTCTGAAGGAAACACTGACAATAGTGTTAGGATCTCTGGTACTGGTGACAATGAAACCCTAGAAAGTTCTCTCCGTAAGGGTATCAATGTAAGCAGACTTACTCCATCAATTTATCCTAATGATAACTTGATGAATGGATTTAACCGAGTCAAGAATCTGCTTGCTATTGGATACAAGGAGTGGATCTTTGCAGAGTATGTTGAAGATGAATCTACTCGCAGTGAGTTTCAAGAATCCTTTGAAGAATGTTTGGATGACTTTCGTGCTGCTGCAAATGCAGGTGATGGGCAAAAAGTAATCAGTGATAAAGAGGTAGAAGAACTGGGTCGTAAGAGATTCCAGAATCGTGAAGATCAGAGCAAGCAATCTATTTCAAAGTGGATTCGTACTCTTGATCTTAATTGGAGCGGTCAAAAGATTGATGGTGTTGCTAATAAAATCTGTAAGGATTTCACCAGAAAAGGTGTGATTGAATCTTACAATCGTGATGAAGCGCAACAGTTTCTAAACGATAATGGTATTGGTGCAGATCTTCTCAACACTAAAGATTCTACTCGCGTTGCACGTCTTTATCCTCAAATCATGAAGAACTTTGTTAAAAATGGTGTAACTATGGATCTTGCACTGTTTGATAGTGATGCTTGTTCTCATGAAGAACTCGATAAACGTCAAAAGGAAACTATTGATGAACTCAAGGAAATGGATGAGTTGGTTATGCAATATGCAGTCAAACGTATGAGTATGATTGGTGTTCATCCTTGGAATGTTCTTGGAGCTATCTCCCAAAAGATTGGAGTTAAGGAAAAAGAATTAGAAAATGGTTTGGTTGTTGTATAATGAAAGAAGGATTTACAATGTTCAAGGATACATATGCTGCTGTACCTTATGCAAACAAAGGATACATCATCATTCACAATGGACAACAACTTGAAAAGGTTTGTAGAACTGAAAGTTCTGCTCGCAAATATATCACTGCTCACAAAAAAGGTAAATCAGTAGCAAAACTTCCATTGGATTAAAATAGCTCACCTCCAAAGTGTTTCTATGGTGGGAGGACACTGCTCCTCCCAGCAGTTTCTAACTCAAACTATGTCTTTTTATTGGAAGTTTGTTAATACTCTTGTCTACAATGTTGCTACCATCGCAGGATTTATTGTTGGTGTGAGTCAGTTCCTGATCCGCGCTTTTAATGAGAACGATGGTCCTAACAAAGTTCGCAAGTTTATCAATCAATCGCTTTTTTTCCTGAACAAAGTAACATCTGCTGCCTATGAATACACAAATCAAGATGTTATTCAAGTTCCTGTGAAAGAAGAGGTCAAAGTTATTCAAACTCGCACACGTTCCCGTAAGCGTCGTGCTGCCTAATTAAAATAGCTCACCTCTAAAGTGTCCCTATAGTATGAAGAACACTCATCTGCAACATCCTGAAGATTCTATCCTGACTGGCGATCTGTCGGTTCTGGATTGGTTCGTGAATCCTGGCACCTTAAGTGTCAAGATTGATGGTGCTCCTGCTATTGTTTGGGGCACGAATCCTGCTACTGGTAACTTCTTTGTGGGCACCAAAAGTGTGTTCAACAAAGTGAAGATCAAGATCAATGAATCGCATCAAGACATTGATGCAAATCACGAAGGAAATGTTGCACGAATCCTTCACGCTTGCTTTGATTATTTGCCTCGCACTGCTGGTATTATTCAAGGCGACTTTATCGGGTTCGGCGGTG